CTTTTTTTTCTTGTTTGTTTTGTTTGTTCTCTTTGTTACACCTATATAATAACACACCAATTCTGTTATGTCAACACATATTTTTATATTCTTTCTTTTGATTTTTTGTAACATACTTCACGCATTGGACAACCCTGTGCCATCTTACAATTATAACCAATACATTTGCTATGACGTGCTACCATTTTATGTTTGTTTATAAGCCTTTCCTTACATTCCTGTATTTGTTCCAACCTTCGTATATACGGTGCGATCTCACTCGGATTATATTCGTATTTATACACTTTAAATTCCTGCGTGTTTTTATCATCACATAAAACTATTCCTTTATGGATTCCAGTCAAATACATATATAACTGGCACTGTTTTCTACCGCTTGCGTGGTACTTTTGTTTCTTAAATGTAAACGTATTAACACTTTTTATTTCTACAATGTAATCGTCCTTTGGTACACTATCATCATATACCCCTGTAAGCTTCATATTACGTGGTAAATGGCAAATTATATCAGGTGTGTAAGATAAGTCATATTCCTCTGCAAAACGGCTATAATCACATTCTAGCGGCTTACACAAACCACCACGTATAAATAACCTTTGCCACTTCTCATGTATTGCATCACCCTCAGAAAAGATACGCTTTAAACCTACTGGGGTTTGTTCTCCCTGTAACTGTTTATAATATAACGATAGTAGCTGTTGTCTGTAGCAAAACTTATCGTCTGATACAATAACTGCGCTAGCGTGTAATCCTTTTCTTTCCTGTGTTTCTGCACCTCTTGTCATAACAGACTTTAGAAATTTGAGTTCTTCTGGAATATTTTTGTCTAAGTAAAAAAGGTTATTTAATAATTCTTCAATGTCACGTTCTTCTGACATTTGTAACTTTGTTCCCGTTTGTATCGCATCTTTCTTTATATCTTCTAAGATTCCCACTTTGTCCACCTTCTTCCTGTTCTACTATATGTATTGAGATAATGTCTTTTTCTTCATGTCCAGTATCACAAAACCTTTTTATACATTCCTGTTTGTTTAATGCATAACAGAAAAATTTATGTTCTGTGATACTTTCTATTTTTCGTTTAAAAACAATACAATAAAATATCACTGTAGCATTTCCTTATACATTTTTTTATGTTCTTCCATTATCTCTTTTCTTACAGTATCAAGGTCTGCAAAGTCAACAAAACCACGTTCATAGAATAACGGGATTTCACAGCTTTGCATTGGTGGAGATACTTTGCTTTTTACAACCTTTACTTTCATAATCATCCCGATACGTTCTTTTGTTTCGGTATTAAATGGATTATGGTTTGGTATTTCTATGTAACCTTTCCTTGCTACCTGTATTCTCAGTGAACAACTATGTTTTAACTTATGTCCTCCCGGTGTTTGTATATTATCTCCAAAAGGTAATGCGTTCATTTTATCACGTATCTGGTTTATAAATATAACTGTTGTTCCTGTTTGTTCAATAACATCTTCTAACGTTGGCAAATACTTATCCATAAGCCTTGCTACGCCACCGATACGCATTTCCTGTTCACTATCTGTATTTACCGCCTTTCTAATTTTTTCAATGTCATCCTTTGGCTGTAATGATGGAACGCTATCTATTACTATCAGTGGTATCCCTTCTTCTGCAAAACGTATTGCCCTGTTAAAAGCTTTCTCCCCATACTGTGCATTATATATAAGCATCTGTTTTGGTCTATTACCGAAAAGCTTTGCCCGTTCACTGTCAAATGTTCGTTCTATTGGAATATTAAGACACATTTCATGCTGAGCGCATAACTGGTATGCAAGTGTTGTTTTCCCTGCACTTTCTGCACCAAATATCTCTATTGTTCTTCCACATGGCACACCACCACCAATGATATTGTCCAAATCTACAAGTCCTGTACTCCATCTAGGTATTTCTAGGTTTTTACTTTTACTTCCTAAACTGTAAACACTTCCGCTTTCCTTTTTGTCTATCTCATTACATAAGCGGAGAATACCTTCTTTGTTAAATCCTTTACTCTTCATTTGCTGTATCCCCTCCTAACGCCATATTTGCCATTTTAAGCCACTTTCTAAGAGTTATGCATACATTTACATACCTACTAGGAATCCGTTCTGAATAAGGCTTATTATCGCTCTCTTCTAACAATCCATCAAACTTGTTTAAATACCATTCTGCTTTGTTTAAATCTTCTTTCCCATTCTTGTTTTTATATCTCCATAAATACTTATATGCATTTATCACACAATATTTTGCTAAATCCTTTGTCCCAAATGTTGCTTGCATTGCATCTATACATTCAATAGAACAACTGTTTGCATAATGTTTTGGGTGGTTTACATTGTCTGTATTATATTTTTCTGTTATTGCTTTTACTTTCTTATATTCTTTTTCTCTCTTATCTTCTTGTGTCTGTTCATATGTTCTTTCCATTTCTGCCGCCTTCTCCATTCGTTTATTATATTCATCTAAGAAATATTCATATTTGACACACCCTATATCATCATTTAACACTTTTTTCATCGTATCATTTGTACATTGTAATTCTACTGCTATAATTTCATTTCCTTTTCTTAATGCCACTTCTTTACAATATCTACAACTTTTACATCTTGTATAGCCTTTTTCATATTTTGTTTCCATATTTATCACCTCGCCATTAAACTGCTGTTATATTTAACAACTCTTGATAGATACCGCTTTTTGTCAAACTCAAGCGCACCCTGTTCTTTTAAAATATCAATAACTCTACTTGTTACGGCTCTACCTTTACAACGGTCATAAAAATCGTCATAACTTTTAAACACTCCTTTTTTACGTTCCTGTTCTATTGCTTCTGCCGCCTTTTCTCCTACACCTTTTATAGTGCTTATTCCTTGCTGTATTACATTTTCTCCGTCATATGTTCTAAGACTTGTTAATGCACTATAATTTACATGCGGTAACATTACTACAACTCCGTCTTTTACGGCACATTCAGAATACTTATATACTTCTGCATCATTCTGTGCGAACTTAACTTTCGTAAACCAAAACACTGTTGGATAATAAACCTTGTACCACATCTGGTCTATAGGGATAAGTGCATATGCGGTTGAATGACCTTTGTTAAATCCATAGATTAACATACTCGCCCATAGACTATCAGTTGCTTCTTTATTCATTCCCTCACTCTTACAACCATTATAAAAGTCTTTTCGCATCTGTTCAATAACTGGTATGTATTCTGGCTTATGTAAGTTTTCTTCCTTTTTCATAATCTTTAACATATCAAAACTCTGTTGTGCTGTTAAATGTCCTACTTTTTGTGCTACTTCAACTGTTTGCTCCTGATATAGCATCGTGCCATATGTTTCTTTTGTATATTTGTAATATGGTGTACTTGTATCAATCTTTCCAGACATTTTGTTTTTTGCAAACTGTTCATGCATTTTTAACTGTAATGGTGCAGGACGATTCAGAGCATTTACCGCAATAATATCTTCCACGCAATCCGCATGAATTATTCTAAGAATCTTTTTTGGGGTGCTTTTTTCAAACTGAAAAATGCCTTCCGTTTTTTCATCTCTGAAACTCTTTAGAACTTTACTATCACTTTCTTCTTCTTCTGTTACTTTATGACCTGTAAGCTGTTCCAATTCTTTTAATTCTCCCATAGTGGAAAGACCTAACATATCAAATTTTGTACAATTTATATGTTCCAAATCATCTTTATCAAAGCAACTACTTAACGCACCTGTCTTTCTGTCACGCATAATAATACAAGTATAATCACTTATATCTGTTCCAACAACTGCTACTCCTGCGGCGTGTTTTCCTAGATACCTTATCTTTCCATACATCTTACAAAAATGCTTTATAATATTGTCGTACTGTTCATTATACTCTTTTGTTTTTTCTGCTTTTTTAAGTTGTTGTAAATCAAGCTCCCCGTCATGTTCAAATGTTTTTATAAAGCTCTTAATCTCAACAACTTTCTTTTTGTTTTCATCAGCTTCGTAATAATCTACTTCTTTTGTTGTTTTCAAACCACATACGCCTGCTAAATCATTTATAAGGTTATCTACGCCATACATACCATAAGAACATATCTGTATAGCTTTGTTTGGATATTTTTTTATAACATAATCAATAACTTCTTGCCTACGTGGTGTTTCAAAGTCTGTATCTATATCCATTTTAATACCCTCGGTTTCCCGATATTTTTTAGGGGATTAGACTATCTCACCCATGTATTTATACATGGCATTTGCGCTTCGGTAAGGTGCTTATCTCCAAACCTACTCTGGTTACACTCACCACCAGTTAGTCGTTACACTTTTCCACACGTACATTTTTATAAAATTTATGTTTAGATAACATTGTCGCTTTTACATTATAATGTTCCACGGCATAGTCAACTGCATCCTTTAAACAGTAAAATTCGTCTATTGTTTTGTTGTCCACAATTAACTTATATGGAACATAATTTCTTAATGGCGTATCGCCCCTTCTTTCATATCCGAATTTTAAATTATCAGCCTGTTCACACCATCTAAGATTTTTATAATAATTGTTTTCTTTGTTTCCATCTATATGGTCAACTACAAGCCATGGTTTATATCCTTCACAAAAACACATTGCTACAGCTCTATGAATTGATAAATGTGTTGTTTTATTGTTTTCACATGGTTTAACATATAAATAGCCACCGCTTCCTACATAAGGTTTTAAAATGTTTCCTGTCTTTTCATTTAATACATTTCCATATTCATCTATTGAATGATGGTCAAACATTTCTAGTTTCTTAAACATAAATTTCACCACCTTTATATTTATTTTGTACATGTTTATTTAGCACGGTATTAGCATACCTTTTATATATGGCTTTAGCTTTCACCGTTAGCAGATTGTTCTACAATCCACACCGTTAAGCAACGTTCACAAATGATGCCCAATATAGTTTAGGCAAAGCTTTCTTTTCCTTTCGCATAAATCGGCTAAAGTCAAGTTTATATTTTACGCTATCTACATCGGTGATTCCTACCGCATATGCTACCAAACAATTGCAGGCAGAACCTCTTCCTTTTCCTACTGCTATCCCTTGTTCTTTCGCCCAATTGATATAATCACGGACTATCAAGAAATAATCGGCAAAACCATGATAGTTAATAACTTCCAATTCTTCTTTACATCTTTTTATATATTCTTTTGTATATTTCCCTCTGTCTTTTAGACCTTGTTTCGTAAGTCGTAAAAGCTCTTTCTTTCCATTTGCTGTTTTTGGTAGTTCAAGTTCCAAACCATCAAGAATGTTGTCCTCAACCTTGTTATAGATTTCTTTCATGTTGTCTACAAACATTTCTGCCACTTGCATACTGTTTTTAAATTTCTTTTTATACATATTTGCAAATCTTTCTGTTATCTCATACTCACTTGGCATATAACGTTCACCATATGTATTTTTTACATCAAGTGTTGTTTTTCCTATTTCGTGCATTTTACAATATGTATCGAAATCCTCTTTTCTACCAAAATGGCTATCACTTGTTAGGATACATTTTATCTTTCTTTCTCTTGCTAAATGCATCAATATATAATCCACTTTCTGTTGTGTATATTTGTTATCTATCTTATAAGGCTGTATTTCAACGTATAAGTCTTTTTTAAATATAGACTTAAATTTATCCAATAACTTTCCTGCCGTTGCTGTATGACCATTTAAAATGGCTTGTGAGGTTGCTGATGCAATGCAAGCTGTAGTACATATCAGTCCATCATGGTACTGTTCCAATAATTTAAAATCAACGATTGGTTTCCAGTGGAATTGCTCTGTATTTGCTTTTGTCATAATGTGACATAAATTTTTGTATCCTTGCAAATTCTTTACGAACAAATTTAAATGGTAGTACTTTTTACTTTGTTCATTCTTTTTGTTATAATCTGGTAGGAAATAAACTTCACAACCCATCACTGGTTTAATTCCTACTTCATTACACGATTGGTAATGTTTAATCAATCCACTGATACTTCCATGGTCACTAATTCCTAACGCTTTATAACCTAATTCTTTTGCTATGTTTGCTAAATCTTTTGGATTTCCAAATCCATCGAATAGACTATACTCTGTGTGTCTATGCAAATCAAAGAAGTTCCCCATATTCAGTTTCCCTTTCTTTCTGTTGTCTCTTTACACTTATAATTATAGCAAAAGGCTTGAACTATGTCAAGCCTAAATTATTCTTTATTCTATTGTTTCTTTTCATTTCTTGTATTTTGCAATTTATTTTCCAATTTATCAAGTCGAATAAGAATCTTGTCAAGTTCCATATGTACCCTATCTACATTGTCATACATATTACGACTAATAGAATCAATACTGCTATTCACTGAACATTTTTCATATGCTTCTTTTGCACCACGTTTCTTTGCTTTCTTAATTTGTCTTTCAAATTCTTTTCTTGTTATAAACATTTATTTAATCCTCCCATTCATCCTCTTCTTCATCCCATTCATCTGTTTCGTTTTCCTCTTCGTCCGCTTCTTCCAAGAGGTCAATATAGTATTCTTTTGACTTCTTTGGTTTACAATCAATATCCCTTTCTTTACAGAGTTTATAAAGTTCTTGCGGTTTCATACTTTCATAGTCCTCTGCTTCTTCTTCGTCCCATTCATCCTCAACTTCTTCTGTTTCTTTTTTAGGTTTTGATTTTGTTTTCTTCTTTTTAGATTTTTTGTCCTCTTCCTCAAAATCTTCGTTGTTATCAGATGGGTATGCTTTATCAATTGCTTTCATAATTGCACTATCAGACATTGGTTTTGCTTTAATACGGAATTTAAGAGGATTTTCACCAACAACTGTAAATGATTTATTTGTCTGTTTTCCACTCTGAATAATTGTATAATCTCTATCTAGTAATGTCCCGTTGTTTTCATACAATACAGCAAGTGTAGGAACTGGACTACAATTATTAGCCGCAAACATAAGTAATTTAACTTCTTTGCTTTCATAATCATATACACTCCATGCATACAACTTTCTTGTTTTAATGTTCTCCATATCACAGTATGGACAGTCTCTTCCGAACTGTTCTTGACATGGTACATTTATTCCCTGTTCAAAACTGTTATGAAATTCTACTTCGATGCCATCTTCAAAATCTGTTAAGAATCTGATACGTGCTTTTGTTCCTTCTTTAAAAAACATGAACTTACCTTTGCTACTTCCACTTTTTGCAATTTCACTTTTAATTGCACTTAATGTAATTTTTCCCATTTCTTTTTGTTCCTTTCTACTAATGTTTTGAAAAGTTAGATTCAAATTTGTTTATGCATACACCACTAAAATCTTCTATATTCAGAACATAACCACCAAATTCAATCCAACCATGCTTTCCTGTTCTATACACTTCTTTTACCACTTTCATAATACTATCAATCGTTTCCATAACTTCTTTCTTTGCATCTGCTGTGATAATACTTAAAAGTTCTTTGTCGAATTTGTCTTTGTTTTCTGTCCTTTCAAAACCTATTCTTTCAGTATATGTTTCCACAAGCTCTTTATACTTTTCACTATTTTCATCATACTCCTGTTTTATACACTTGTCAAGATTAAATTCTTTTCCTGTGTTCTTTTGTATCAGTGAAATTCCTATTACTATTTCTACTGTTAATTTCATACAATTTCCTCGTTTCTCTTATACATTTTTTTATTTGTTTTTCATTCATTTCTCCACAGTCTTTTATATTCTCTGGATATTGAAACCTTACTACCTCAAAAAATCTCTCTAAATATTTTGTTCCCTTTATTCCGCATTCATCATTATCAAGTGCACTAACTACAGTTGTTATGCCTTTATCTTTTAACTTCTTTGTTTGTTCATCCGATATATGCCACCCTAAAATAGCAACTACATTTTTTATATGTCCTCTTGTTCTTATTGCTAAGTAGTCCATGAAACCTTCACAAATATATACCACGCTGTTTTCAGAATAGTTACCGCACAATGTATCACGTTTTCTAAATCCATCATTATACAGATATTTTCGTTTTTTTTCTACCTGCTTGTTCATTGTTCTTCCAACCCATCCTCTAAATTCTCCATTATCCAATATGGGGAATAATACCGGATAGCTCAAACTGTAGCTTGCCTTACAACACCCTATATTCAACGCTCTTGCGTTAAATCCACGTTTATGCATATATTCTACTACTTGCTTTTCTTCTGCCGTTCTAGGTGTATTCCAGTCTGTTTCATGTAACCCATAATAATATGTATATGCTTCACGGATAGAATTTTTACTATGTTTCTTTCTTCTGTTTCTTACTTTCACTTGTATGTTTTTTACTTCATTGCTTCTTACTATTTTTTCGAGTAAAACACAACACTGTAAGTCATTTAATTTTGGATTTGCAAACTTTACAAAATCATATGCGTTTCCTTGTACTCCACAGCCAAAACAATAAAAGCTTCCCTCTGCTAAATTTACAACCATGCTTGGATTTGCATCATCATGGAATGGACAAACAATCTTTATTTGTGTACTTTCTGTTTCATAGATTAGTCCATAATAGATTAGAACTCTTGCTAAATCATTTCCGTTATATTTCCTCTGCATCTTGTTTCATTTCCGTTATTTTAATATATGGTTCTCCTAGTTGTAATTCATAACACCCTTTTATATCCTTTGCTTTTAATTCTCCTAACTCACTAAGATTATTCAATTTATCATTATCAACCTCTTCTGTTATATCAATGAATTTTTTAAACTTCTTAGCATCAACTCCACACTGCTTCAAATACTCAATCAACCCCTGCATATTGTTTATTGTGTATGTTTTGTTTACAAATTGTTTTATCAGTTTTTTTGGAATCCTTTGCTTTAACTTTTCTATATCCCATATAATCTTTTTTGTTCTCACTTTTGTTACTTTTATGCTTTTATCTCCAACACCAATGTCAAAAGTATTTACATTATCTTTTAAGTTATTAAACATGAAGTTAGAAATTGCAAGCTGTTCTTTTCTTCTTGTTTCATTATAATACTTGTCAAATTCTTTCTTTTGTTGTTGGAGATTATAAAGATTTTTTACATTCTTACTTATTTCCTTCATGTTCACTTTCATACTTTTCACTTACAGCCTTTCTACCATATTCTGTTCTCTGATTTTTAATGTATTTGTTAATATCCATTGGATAAAAACCATCAGCTTCTTTAATAAAAAGTAATTCTTCAAAAGGTAATTCAAATGTGTTGCCAAAAAAGCTTTCTGCTCTTACAAGTTTTTTCTTTCTGTTTACTGCGGTTACTTTTGCTGTCCGAAGCTTTCTATATATATTTCCGTCTTTTGCTTCAACATAATGAATAAACACTACAAAAGAACCGACTTTTAACACATTTTCAAAAACACTTTCATGTTTTGGTCTTGAATATTTATCAATGATTTCATCAAGCGTTTTTGCGAACGGTAACGGGTAAAGTCTGTTTTCTTCATGCTGTACAAACTTCTTTTCCTGCTTCGGTTTTTCAATTTCTTCTTTATGTTCCTGTAATACCGGTGCATCCCATTTTTCTTCCTCTGTTTCAACTTCCTGTTTTACTGGTTCTGCACTTTCTTCAATCTTTTTATCAATATCTTTTTTGTCATCTTCATACCACATAAGTCTGTCAATGAGTTCTCCTTTATTAAATTTATGTCCTTTACTTTCAAGCGGCATTTTTCTTTCCCTACATAACTGTTTTAATTCTGCTACTTTCTTTTCTTCTAATTCTGCTCTATTCATGTTTTTGTTCTCCTTACTTTTGTTTTTCTTTATTATAACATTTATATTTAGTTTTGTCAACCTACCAATTTAAAAATTTTAAAACATATCCTATGACTATAATACTTGGAATGGGTAGCCAAATAGGTGCTGTTCCTAACAATAAGTTTTTTAACTTATTCATGTTTCATTCTCCTATCTATGTAAACTTGTTTTCTGCATGTTCAAAAATCTATAAGACATGCTGTTTACTTCGTGTGTTTTCTGCTCTTCATTTAATAAGCCAAAGTCTTTCATAGCTGTTAAATATCCATAACAGTTTGCCATTGCTTCACTGTATGTCATTAAACTTCTTTTCACAGCTACCATTTGCGTATTCTCAAATTCTTTATATTTTTGCATCATTTTGTTTCCTTTCTTTTGCTTCTCTTTTGTTTACATCTTCATTATACTACTAACAATTTATTATGTCAATAATATAATGAAGATTTTTTGTTTTATTTTACTACTTCGCTCAATAATTCATGAAACTGTGTGAGAATTTCACCATATTCACTTCCCTCTAAAATTTCCATGTCTGCAAATGCATCTATATAACCCTTAAATGTATTTGTATATTTTGTTAATCTATCATCATACATTTCAGAAGGAATATTTCCGGCTTCATACATCATCTTTGCTCTTTTTGCTCTTGCAATTAAAATTTCTGCTTTCTCATTGATTTTCTGTTTTGCTAATGTTTTCATGTTCATTTCCTCCAACCTTTTGTTTTATTTTGTTTTCCTTACCTTGTAACTATATTATATATCGCAAGGGGCTGTTTTGTCAACCCCATTTTTGATATTTTTTTTATGCAATACAAAACCTTTTTGCTGATTCTTTTACAATCTGTGAACCATATTTTGTTCTGATATCTTCCATTGTTGTTTTGCCACTTCCTTTTACTACTTCTTCTGGATTGTGCCAATACCACATTTTCTTTTTGCTCGCCCATTTGAACCCATTTGCTTTCAATTCTGTTTTACATCCATATGTATTTCCGCTTACCCAAATCCATGAACCACAAATTTCTATGTCAATATTCAGATTGATAATACTGTTAATAACATTTCTTAACATTTCATCTTCTGCCATGTTATATTTACTTTTATTTTCTGATGTATCACTGTTTTTAAGGACTTTAAAAAGTTCCTCATATTCTACATTGATAATTTTGATTGCTTCATCAGAGCCACCGTTATCTGGATGATTCTCCTTTACAAGCCTTTTGTATTCTTTTCTTAACTGCTCTAATGTTTCAATGTTTTTAAAATATTTCATAACTTTTGTCCTCCAAAACTTTTGTATTACCTTGTTTATGATTATATTATAACACATTACAAACAAAAGTCAATAGCTTTTATAAAATAATTAAAAATATTTTTAAACATAAAATAAGCTATATATTACAATATTACTATAATAGTATTATATATAATATATAGCTTATATAAATATTACTTATTCTTTTTATGTTCTTTTGTAACATCTTCTACAAGTGTGCTAATGTATTCAGCATCCGCAATCAGACCAATGTTTATGCACTTTTGCCACATTTCCTCATAAAGTTCTTTTGTTTCTTCTTCCCATTCTTTATACTGTTCTATTGCACTTTTTACAAATTTCGGTAAAACATTGTCGTTTACATCTTCTGTTGTGTATTTACTCCATTCCCTTGGGATAAACTGTATCACTTCTATCTGGTGTACCGGAATAAGCTTTTTGTGAATGTTTATATATTTGTGGTGTAGCTTTCTTCCTTCTGCTACTTCACACATATACTGATATTCTAACTTACGCTTAAAACCTTGCAACCCGAGGAAACAAAAGTAATCTGCAAGCTGTTCATGGAAACATAATGCTTTTTTCATATGTTCATCAAGTTCTAAATAAATCTGTTCGGCACTTTGTTCTTTTTCACGCTTGTTTACATTCATTCCTGTATATGTTCTTTGCATATTTTGTTCGCTCTTTCTACTCCATGGCTGTTCTTCTTGTGTTCCTGTTTGTTCCTGTTCTGTTACTCCATATTTTACACCGTTTCTTTCATACATAACTTACACCTCCTACGCTGGTATTGTCGGAAAATTAAATCCTGTCTTACACAATTCACACGGATTTACAACAAATGCATTTGTATCTGTTGCTACATTTGTATGATATACCCTCCTGCTTCGTATCTGGTCTGCATGAACATTGTTACCGCATTTTGTTCTAAGAATATACTGCGCTGTTCCTGTTCCAAATGTTATCGCTACAGTATTTGCGCTTGTTATGTCTGGAATACTTTGTGCAATACAAATACATACTTTTTCTTTGTTGCTATACGTTGCCTGTGGTATATTTAATACCAGAACATTATCAACTAATGTTACGCTATTTGTTTTTACAAAATGTATACAACCACCACAGCCATAACCATTATTATTATATAAATTACATGGCATATATATTACCTACCTTTCTAAACGTTCTAATTAAACAAATAAGGGCGGTTATTCACCGCCCCTACAAATTCATCACGCATAAGCGGAAAACATCTTAAATCTTAAAATACAAGCTCCTAGCCGTATCCTAGCATCCACAGCCATTATTGCAAGCTGTTCCATAATGTGAAAACAACTGTGCGCTTTCATACGGACTGCAAGTTTGATATGCAGGAATAGGCGTAGGTCTGAGAGTTGCAATCAGTGTTGCATTTTGTGCCTGCTGGCTTAACTGGAAGTTTGCTGTTTGTAACTGGTCACGTAAGCTCTGAATCTCATTCTGAGTCATTAACGCTCTTGTGGCATCTCCATCTGCTTTGATTGCATTTACGATATCACAAGTGTTTCTTGCGTTCTCATATCTTACTGCATCAATGCTTCTTTGAGTTGTGCAACAGCAATCTGAAAGCTGTGTTGCAAGTGCGTTTGTATTCTGCATTTGCGTTATCGCCTTTCGTATCAATGTCCACATCTTTTGTCGTGTCATATGTTTCCACATAGTCAAATTGGCTTTCATAGTACACAAATTCTGCATAGCATACGATTGCTTCTAAGAACATTAAAACGATTAAAAGTACAATGATTTTATCTTTTTTCTATTTGAATTTGCATATTCCTTTTGTACATCAATCAATATTTTTTCTGTTTCGTTTTCCATAATTATTCCTCTTAAATTATAGCTTGTTTATATTCTTCATTTACTTTTCTATATAGCGTTCCTGTTATATATTTACCATCTACTTTTAAATACATCATAGCTGTTTTTTGTTCTCCGCTATCTTTTGTATAACAGTTTGCTTTTAATTTGTAAATAGCGTATACTATAACATTAGACTTTAGCACAAGGTTTGAATCTATATAACTTCCAGTTCCATCTGTTTTTGTATTCCATCCCAAAAATTCATAATTTGTTTTTTCTGCAACTGGCATAGAACCAACCTTTTCGCCATAATAAGTATTTTTTGTATAAGTGTTTCCACCATTTACAGAGCCACCATTATATACAGCATTATAAGTTATAGAAACAGCTATCCTTTTCCATACCGCATACAACGTTGTATTTCCATTTGTTCCTTCCCAATTTTGATTGGGTTGATAACTAGCTGTGGTAGCTGTTTTTGATTTACTCCAACCTAAAAATGTATAACCTTCTCTTTTCGGTTTTACTGAGGATAACTTCATGCTATATCCATAATAATGATATTGTGTGCTTGGCGCACCTGTTCCACCATTAGCATTATAAGATACACTATATTTTGGTCTTGCAGGAACATTGAACGATAATTGCGCTCTTGTGCTTCCTCCGGCACTTCCATAATAACCTACTTGCGTACCATATGCGTTACAATATATTGTATGTGTTTTATCATATGTTTCTCTGTTAATCGTAAAATTTCCAGAAACTTCGGCAACTTTCCACCAATTATGTCCCGGGTCTGATGTTAACACACCTGTTGCACTGTTTCCACCATCTACAGATATTCCAACGCCCCACTCATAAGCCTGTGTCATTTCTACTCTCGCATAGTAATCTATACGATACTGTGAATCATTTATAGAATATCCGTATGCTTCAAAGTACCCTCTGTATCGCATATATTGATTTCCAGCGATAATGACATCACCTGTATATGTGCTTGCCATTTATTCCACCTCCTATGATACGATACGGATATAGATATCCCCATCTTTTCCAAGCGAATTGTCTGGTACATCTGTTCCGCTTCTAATTGTTGGTAAACTGTTTTTCAAATCTGTTATCTGGTTTTGTAAACTTCCTGCAACATCTGTTCCCAACTGTCCTTTTATCGAATTAAACCAATTGTTAAACATCGAAGTAAATTGTAAAAACAAATTTGATTCATCAATTTGCTGTACCACACCTTCGACAAAACCGCAATATGTTTTGTCTGGTCTACGGTCTGTTATATTTGCATTTGTTATAGTAGCAACACCTACTCCAACATCTATAGAAGCCAACACCAATTCATGCACTGTTCCATCATTTACTGGTGTTATATTAGATACTGCTTCTTTTTTGTTTACTTTGATTTCTCTGGTTGAAAGGTTTAATGTACAACAAATTAAATCTACGATTGAATAAGATGTACTATTCGGATTTAATGTTATGTCCATATCCTCTGTAAGCTCATAGTAATATCCATCTATATAAGCCTTTCCTGCTTTTACTGTTACTGTTAACCCATCTTTTGCAATTACTTTTAATTGGTCTGTTGGTGTTACATATACCCCATTACCGATAAACTGCGAAAAATAGCTTGCAAAGTCTGATGCATCATATACTCTGTCATATACACCACCAGACTCCAATGCATTAAAAAATCCATTTCTTTCTGCCATCATTACACTCCTTTCTAAAAATGATAAATATTTTACATTTTATAAGTACCACGGATATAAAAATCACAACTTATATTATATGCATCGTTCTTGTTGGATACAATGATAAACGTAAAATATGGAACACCATTTAATACCGTATTCTTAACAATATTTATATACGGAAGCCCGGGAGCTCCATTTCTATTTCCAGTTGCCAATATTTGTTCAATTTTTGTTACTTTAAATGGTAGTCCATTCGGACACCATATAATTTCATCTGAATAAAACCAACCATTACTAGACCCATGAGAAGTTACAAAAGTAACGTTTTTTCCATATATACGCCACACTTCAAAATCACCATTGTTATACATTCTATATTTCCAATGGTATTCACCTTTTTCCTCTTGCACTACCCCTTCTTGTGAAATATATACGGAAATTTTATCTTTTAATTGTGCTATATCATTTTTATTTTTTTCAGAAACTAAATCAATATATTTAATATTATTTGTATTTCTATATAACTCTACTTCATTTTGTTTTATTTGTTCCGTTACATCTTTTTGTATCGTTCCATATGTAAATTCAATATCTACTATCTTTCTGTTTCCCTCTTCGGACGTTGTTACCTCTGTTATTTGTGCATCTAAAGATATATCAAGTTCTTTATCTTCTACGGTAACAAAATCACCCAAATAATAATCTTTTCCATATACATATTGTTTATTTGCTTCTGTTAACGTTGCAGTATAACTTTTTGTTTTATTTGCTTCCGCAAACTTTTCTTTTGCCCTTTGTTTTATTAACTCCTCGTACTCTTCATCGGTTAATGTTGTTCCACTACTGCTTTCACTTTGTATATCCCTTGCGTCAATCCATAGTTCACTTCTGTTCCAACCCTTTTGTATATTTCCATCGTCTTGATATGTTTCATACCAATAACGTTCATCACCAATTCCCTCTCCTGCTACATATGCAACATTACAGTATTCTTTATTGTCAAGCGTATAGTCTGTTCTTGCTATGTTGCTAAGATTCTGTGAGAAAACGACTATTGGCAATCCATATGGATTATTACTTCTTGTTCTATAATTTCCTGTCGTTATTACAAGATTCCATTCAGATATGTTTGTTTCTACACCATCGACAACTTTTGTTGGCTCTACAACTGGGGTGAAAAACATTCCGAGTTTATCCTGTTCCAATACCTCTTCTATAATATCCCATAAATATCCACCAGTTATTTGTTTCTCTATGTTGCTTGTAACATGGTCTACCATATCTGCATCTTCGTAACTGATTTTTATATTGATATACCTATTACTGTTTTTATTCTTTGTTATCTCACTTTCTATAAGCTCTTTTACAAGTCCTGCTGTATTACCTTTATAATTTATTGTACCATTCACAATTCTTTTTGTCAAGATAAAATTTGCAAGCCTCCCAGAAATAGTTGCTATCCTTTCATATTCACTATCACTCTGCTTTTTTATGTTCTCTATCTTTCCGAATACAATCCCATCAAACAATATAAAGTAAGTCTTTGTATCATCCAATAAATAAAGGTTTTCATCCACAAGCCTTATATTCACTTTAAACGTCCCAATACCTCTGAATTTTTCTGTATACTGTGAAAAGGTATACTTTTTTAACAAGGCTATCTTCTTTAAATTACTGTCCAATATTTCTATCATATTACATACCTTTTAAATTAAAATACCTTTCTGTAAATTCTATAGACACCTCTATGTTATTAACATAATCTTCTGCTACGGAATATGCATAAAAGTTGCTTCCCTGTTTTATCTGAAAAAAACTACTTTTTGATTTTAAATTTCCAATTATAGAAATATCCGTTGCTGTAGATATATCATGTTTTATTGCATTTTCCTCACCAATATCTGTTTTTATTGTTATATAATCTCCGTTATCTAATGTTACACCGTCAAACTCTAAAAACTCATTTGTATTAACATTATAAATTTTTGGATTTTTTACAACCCCTCCATTTGCTTTTATTCTTATAATACATCCAACATCTGCGTCACCGCTGTTTTCTATGCTTATAGACTGCCGTCTAAATATCTCACCAAACATTATTTTTTTCGGTGGAATAATTAACGGAAAATGGAAGCCGCCAGAAATTGCCGCAAGATTTACATGCTTACTTCCTTTGTAAAACAATGGGTTATAACACTCAAATTCTAAGGAAAAATAACATAGCACCTCATTATTTTCTTTCATATCTGTAGAATATTTCGGTGATTGTGTTGGTCTTGCTTTAAGAAAATATTCACCAACCATAATCAAAACATCTTGATATACAGATATAAGCTTGTCCAGTTTCATTTTATTTTCCTGTATAGCTTTTTCCTGTTTCTCAAAATATTCTTTCCATGTCATTCCTAAAATTTCATCCTGCTCTAAATTAGCTGTTATATAGCCAGTAACGGTAGGCTTTCTTGTTCCTACCGTTACACCAGATAATGTCGTACCAACTTGAAACGGTACTCTATATGAATCCATGGAAACAGATGGCATATCCCAGTCAATTGTATCAATAATAAAAGGTGGTTTGTCTGCAACAAATTCTAAGATATCATTTGTTTTCATATTCTGTATACTTAACTGTTTTATCAACTTTTATCACCTCTTTATATTCCATATAAAAGCTCTTTTTTTGCTCTTTTCATTTGCCTTGCATACTCATATGCATCTGGCTTCGTGTTGTAGAAATTAAACGTATCACCGCCCTGTCCTCTACGTCCTTCATTATACTCTTTGTTTTCCTGTGCTGTCAATACTCTTTCTCCTTTATGAAGCTCTGCAATATATCCATTATACGGAACATAGTCAAGTCCATTTGCATGTCTGCCTTTTACACTTGCGGCGGCACTCTTAGCACTGTTAGCACTTCCTACAACATTATTAAATCCTTCTACTATTCCAGAAATGAAAGATTTTATTGTACTTGCAAAACCAGATACCCAACCGAGTATAGAATCCCCTACGCTTTTTATACCATTCCACAATGCATTAAAAGCCGCCGCACCTGCACTTCTAAGCTGTGAACCTAATTGACTTACCTTTGCAGGAATTTGAGATAATATACCCCACACTTTTGACGGTAAGCTTGTAACAATTCCAACTACTGTAGAAACAAAACTTGTAATTGCGGCACGTCCACTTGATACCATTTGTGAACCCCATGCAACAACCTTTTGAAATGTTTGTGCAAGAAAATTCCATATTCTACCGGGTAACTGTGAAAAAAATTCTCCAACTGTTTGTAAAAAGTTACTTCCAACTTCTATTCCCTTTTGTATCATATTAGAACCCCATTCAGTTACCTTGTTATATGTGTTTACAAGCCACTCCCATACCCTGTTAGGTAATTCTTGAAAGAACATTACAACACTGTTTATAAACTCTGGTATCGCTGTTGTAGCCCATTCTATTGCGCTTGTCGCAAATAGATATAAATGCCCTAACATTTCTCCTACCATAATTCCTAAATTGTTAGGTAACTCTTGTAAAAATGTTATTACATTTTGTACAAAACTTGGAATAGTTACTGTTGCGAATTGTTCTATTCCTTGTGGTAATGTTACTGTAAAAAATTCTATAACATTTTGCACTATCTCTTGGCATTTATCCTTAAATTCTCCAATCTTTTGTTTTGCATTTTCAAAGACTTCTGAAATTTTTTCCTTAAATATTTCAAATGCTTGTGGCACTGTTTCTGTAAAAAATGTTTTTAAATCTTCTACAAGACTGTTTATGAAATTTCTAAACGTTTCGCTTTTTTTGTACGCTATAACAAATGCCGCTACAAGTGCTGTTATAGCCGCTATTACTAACGTTATTGGACTTGCTAGAAATCCTATCGCACCAGCTAACATTGTCACGCCAGTTGAAGCTCCTGCGGCACTCAATGCAGTTGCATTTAATCCAAAAGCAAATACTGTAGACAATGCACTTCCGACTGTTGTTATAATTCCTATAACAGAACTAAGTAAAGAAAACACTTTAGAGCCTATCAACATTACTGGCGCAATTGCTGTAAGTATAAGTCCTATTTTTACAATTAAATCTTGTTGCGAATCTGATAAACTGTTAAACTTTTCTACAAGTCCTGTTATCCATTCTGCTAATTCTCTTATATATGGCGTTAACCTTTCTCCTATTGTTATTCCTGCACTTTCCAACGCACTTTTCAATAATGTTACCGCGCCACCCAAATTATCCTGCATTGTATCTGCCATTTCTTGTGATGCACCAGTACAGTTTACTATGCTTTCAGATAGTTTGTTATAATCTTCATCACTTGCGTTTACTATAGCAAGCAATCCAGACATTCCTTCCTGTCCTGCTAACATTGCGGCATAACTAGCTTTTTGGTCTTCTGTCAATCCAGACATAGAACTTCTAAGTTGTTTTAATATACTGTCCAAACTTTTCATAGAACCATCAGAATTTGTAACACTTATTCCTAATGCATCCATTGCTGTACCAGATTCTTCTGTCGGCTTCACAAGCCTTGTTATTGTACTTCTTAATGCTGTTCCTGCTTGTTCACCTTTTATACCTGCATTTGCCATTAAACCTATAGCAACCGCTGTATCTTCTATACTGTAACCCATTGCACCTGCTATTGGTGCAACATACTTAAAAGTAGCACCCATTAACGAAACATTTGTATTACTTCGTGAACTTGCTTCTGCCAAAACATCAGAAAAATGTTCTGCATTACTTACTTCTACATTGTATCCATTTTTTAAAACTTTTGTTGTACCATCAGCGGCAAGTCCAAATGCTGTCATTGCATCAGTTACGATGTCTGATACTGTTCCCAAATCTTCTCCACTTGCGGCGGCAAGGTTCATAACACCAGAAATACTATTCAGCATATCTTTTGTATCCCAACCTGCCATTGCCATATATTTGAAAGCTTCGGCACTTTCTGTTGCACTAAATTTTGTTTTAGCACCCATTTCTATTGCTTTATCTCTTAACTGCGTAAATTGTGTTCCTGTTGCTCCGCTTATCGCTTTTACTTCGGACATTGCACTATCAAACGAGCTTGCTACTTTTACAGCCGCTGTTCCAACGCCTAATAATGGTAATGTTACGCCTTTGGCTAGTCCACCTCCAACGGTATTTAAGGCACTGGAAAACCCTTTAAATTTTTGTTCTGCTGTCGAACTTTTATCCCCGAATACCTTTAAATCATTGTAGGCACTTGTGAAACCTTTAGAGAATTTAGAGGTATCTAATTCGAGGTAAGCTATAGCAGAACCCATGTTTATTGCCATGTTTATTTACCTCCAAATTTTTTATAAAATTCTGTAAAATTACTATATTCTTCTTGTTCTTCTCCTCTTTGTTCTCTATATATCGGTTTCTCTTCGTTTTGTAAACGTAACATTATCTCTGCACATGCTTCGTTAAAACAAAAAGCTGTATAATTGTCCTCTATGCCTATAATATCGCTAGGCAGACATTTATACAGCTTTGACATGGACAGTATACTCTCTATCTTTTTACTCTGTACGAAAGGATTCTAATGCTTTTACCCCCTGTTGAGAATAATTAAATAAGAACATCATTTGTTCATCTGTAAGCTCTAAACCTACACTTTTAATTTCTTCATATGTTGGTTCTACAAGCGTTTCTTTTGCGATAAGGTCTAATACATCATACAACTGTTTCATTGTATCTTCTTCTTCTGCATCAAGTCCTGCTCCATTTTGCAAGAATAATTCATTTGCTTTTACAAGTAGTGAGTTAGGAATCTTCCCTTGTTTCGCCATTCCTAAGATAGATGGACGTTTTAATCTTGCAATAAGTGGTTGTCCTTCTGCAAAAGGCGGCATCTCCACAATTGTTCCACTTGCATAATTCTTTAAATCTTCAATACTTGTTACGTTTACTTCTCTCTTTTTTACTGCCATGTTATATTCTCCTTGTTTTTATCTACATTGTTGTTAATGCACCGTTATCTACGACTGCAATACCATTATCATTTGTTTCAATACTTTGCTGTTCTGCGGTAAATTCTGTCAAGTTAGGTAATTGTTCTACATACTGTATCATATATGGTGCTTGACCTGTTTTTGGTGCGCTATTTATTGTATACTCTGGAACTCTGAATACATCATCCTCCGTATTTATTGTAACCGGTGTTCCTTGACAATTCGGATATGTTATCTTTTCGTACATTGTAATTTGTCCAGATGCATCATATACCGCTGAATAACAATCAAGTTCAAACACTTCTCCTTTATCTGCACTACCTGCGACTGGTGGCGTATATTTAAGTGTTGTGCCACTTCCTTCTATTGTTCCACCTTGAAAAATCTTTACAAGTTCTGGAATGAATACATTATCTGTTAATGTAATCTGGTGTCCTGTGATTGTTGTTGTGCTAGGTTTCTGCGATAATAACTTTCCTAGCTTTACAAGTTTGATCGCATCTACTGTATCTGTTTGCGGTTCTACCGCAATTTTATTGGCTGTATCAACTGCAATCTCCATTCCACTATCTTCTGTACCCGTTCTTACTACAACAAGTGCAACGTCTATAGTAGGAATACCTACAGCTTTCTTTTTTGTTCTAGGCATTATTTATTCTCCTTTCAATATTGTTCTATCTTTCTGCATCCTGCATATTGGAAACTCTTCATATGTCCTTTTATATCGGAATCATAAAAGCTTGCTGTTTCATTTCCTACATACATTATTGTTGGATACATTTTTTTTAACTTCTGTTTTGTTTCATATATTAGACTTTCAAGCCTACTGTAATTGTTTTGCGGAACATAACACATTATTGTATATAATGGTCTTTCACTGGATACAGTTAACGGAACTGTTATATCTTCCAATTTAATAACCACATATTCTTTTATACATTCTCCACTGTGCTGTGACGGAAAAAATGTTTCTGTTCCATCTTCCGCAATTGTATCATATATTTGTTTTAATATACTCATGGTCTTAAATACTTTAACAACTCCTTGTATCCTTCTAATACTTCTTTACTTTTCGCATTTACAGTCTTTTGTAGTATTGCATATCTTTTTTCATGGCACAATTCCAAATATACTCCATAATCAACGCCATGACCTATATAGACTCTTGTTTTATTGCTCAACGTTTCAACCCATCCTGTGAGCCTTTGCCTTGCATGACCTGTTCTATCTGTCCATGGTCTATTTTGCTTTGCATAATTTTGAAATTTCTTTGCACCTTCATTTGCAAACATTTTAATAGCAATTTGCGACTTTGTTTCTGCACTCTGTAAATTCGCTAAAAGCTTTGAAGCATCTAATCTAATTCCTGCCATCTTGTACCAACTCCAAAGATAAATCTACAACCATGTTATATTCTTGTATATTGTTCTTATCTACGATATTATATCTGTTATCATTTATTATAACAAACATTCCATTTTCAATTTGTTCTGAACCTTCCATACATATCATTAACATTGGTTGTGACTTTGCTCTTACTTTTGTTCCATCACTTATTGTTTGTGTTGTATATCCCTTTGTAATGTGGAATAAACCACTAACCTTTTGAATCTCTTCAATATCGCTAGTGGTTTCTCCATATTTGTCTGTTTTCTGCTTGTACACGGTGTATTCTTCACCATGCAACTGAATCTCTCTTTTTACTTTGTAAAGCTCTGTAAATAGCTTTCCGCTTCTCATATCAACACCCCACTATTTGTTTCAATATATTGAGATGCCAACATTTTAAAATAACTGGAACTATCTTTTGTGGTAAGTCCACTTACATTCAAGCCTGTAGTTTCTGCTTTTAGTATCAGTCCTTCATAGCTTGCTCTGTTCACATTCCCATTATTTTTTTCCAACAAATAGAGAAGTTCTTCGTTTGTAAAATACGGGGTTTGTTCTTCACGTAAATTAAATTTTAATTTTTCAATATTGTCCATGTTAGCACCTCCAATATTTACATATTCTGTTCTCTAATGGCGTTTTGAATAATCTGTCTTGCTTCTCTTACATTCTTTGCGGAAGATGTATCAATGTTATGTTCTTCTGCATATTTCATAAGCTGTTCTTTATTCATCTCCGAAACCGGAACTTCTGTTTCTACAACTTCATGTTCTGCTTCTTCGGCAAAATCATCAACAATTTCTTCTTTGTTTATTTTCTTTGTTTCTCCTACAAGTCTATATCCTTTTTTCTTAAAAATGCTATCATAAGCACTTTTAGAAACTTTGATATAGTGTCTGTTTTTTACTGCTTCTACAAATGCCATATCTTTTCCTCCTAAACTGTTGTATCAATAATGTACACTTGGTCTGCTGTTGGAAAATCTGGCAAACAAATCATCGTCACTTTTGTTTCTACGGTAACTGGGTCTGGAACTTTAATGGTCGTAACAGCAACGCCAGTGTCAGTAATGTTTACATTTGCAACATTTCCTGCCATAAGGTCAGATTCTTCTGGTGTTGTTCCAAACCATGTATTACCGAGTTTTCCAGACGGGAACATTGCAAAAACATCATCTGGAATATACTTCTGTGCTGTTCCATCTTCATCCTTATACCGTTTATCATTAACCGCAATCTCAAGACTGAGTTCATCGGAAATGTATTGTTTAATTTTTTTGTCGGAAACAAATCCAACGCCATCAGTAAGTGTGAGAATAGATTTTTTAATTTCTGTATTGTTTCTGAAATTTGCAAATACTTTTGAATTACAAACAGCTCTTTCTGGTACAACACCTGTATCATCCTTAATCTTTTCAATGCCTTCTCTAATATCATTCATAATCGTTGCTGTTGGGTCACTCCATGACTTCTTAACTGTTACTTTGTGCGATTTTGGCATTTGATAATCATATTCATATGCCTGCCCATTACCTTCCATAATAATAGTACCTGTAGTAAGTGCCATCATACGCATACGCTCTCTCTGTGCCGCCGCACCTTCAAGAAGCTGTGTTTCATCTGCAAAAATTCTATTTACAATTGCATCAATGTAAGCCTGATTTCCGCTTTCGATAACCTTGTTAAGTTCCTGCCTTAACTCTTCATCAATGTACATAGACTCTTTAAAGAAAGGCATTTCAGCACTTAATTTTTCAAAGCCAATCCTAGGTCTTGGAATAGCCGCTACATCATATGCACTTGGTTTCAAAACTACCGGAAGCCCATTAGAACCCTTTAACCATTTAAGGTCGAGCCCGAGCTTTTTATCATCCGGGAAAAGTTCTTCCCCCATATATGGTTCTCTGTCCTGTTGTAAAAGTTCCCAGTATGTTACTATTTCTTCACTAAGAATTAAATCATAAATAGTCATGTCTGTTTATTCCTCCTTATTTGTTATTAGCAAGCCACAAACTTAATCATTGGAAGTGCGGCTTTAACTTCTGCTGTGATTTTTGCTTTTGTTGTTTCATCAATTCGGTTTGTATTAACAAATCCAAATAAAAGAACTGTTCCGTTATTATCATCGTCTGTTACATCAACATCATGCAAAAGAATACCAACTGCATTTGAAGCTCCTGTTGTTGTAACGGCTGGCGTAAATGCTGTTGTTCTTTCATCAAGATTTCCTGTTACTGGTGTTCCTGCTTTCGCAATTTTTCTTCCATTCTCAGCAACACCACAAGTAGTATCTACTACAATTCCCATAGATACCTGATGTTCTACTGCAAAAAGAATCTGATTTTTGTTTCCATATGTTTCTTTCATAATTCCTGTATTGTTAAACATTTATTTTCCTCCTTAATATTATTTGCTGAAATAATGACTTTTTGGTTTTGCTCTGTTTGCAAGTAATCTTTCTGCCATTGTTCCTTTGTTCTTGTTTTTCTGACCGTCTGCGTTCTTATTATCATCAATGTTTGTTTCCGGCTTTTTGTTTACTCTTTTTCTTGTTACTGTTCCTTTTTGCTTTTCTTCTTCATCTTCATCTGAAAAATAAACCTTTCCGCTTGTACTGTCTTTAATTTCTGCAATAACAACATTGATATCTTTATCTTTTGTTACCTTCGCTTTTGCAATAATAACCAAATCATCTACAAGCTCTGGTTTTGCACCTAACTGGATTGCAGATAACTTTGCCTCTGCCATAATACGTGCTTCACGCTCTGCGACAAGCTCTTTTGTTGTGGCTGTAAGAGTATCATTTGATTTCTGTAAATCCGTTTTATTTTTTTCTTCCTCTTCTTTTGCTTTTGTAACAATACCTTTAAGAGTATCACTATCTTCAACACCTAACTCTTTCAAATACTCTGCAATCGCATCACCTTTTACTTTTTCAACATCAATTTTATTTTGCTCATTTGTTTTTGATGTTTCGGCTGTTTTTGTTTCCTCTGTCGCTTGTGTCTGAACTTCTGTTCCCTTTACTTCTGTTTCTGCCATTTTCTTTGTCCCTTTCTAAAACTCTTTACTATACTTTTCTTCAAGTATTCTTGTTTCTCTTTCTAATCGTTTTTGCTTCTTCTCTACTGCTTTCATTTCCCTTTTGTATTGGTATTCATCTCTTATGGTTTGTAACTTTGCAATATGTTTTCGTATTTGCTTTTTTAACACAATTGTACTTTGTGTATCATAATAAGCACCAAACTTCTCATTGCAAAACGGACATTCTATAAATGTCTTTGTTACTTCTGTATTGCCTACAATCTTTTGTTCCTGTTTTAGCATTAAATCAAATTCCTTGTGGCACTTATCACAAGTTACTTTCAATTATATCACCAACCCTTTCAAATGTCAAGCACTCTGTAACAATTTTTTCATTTTCATCAAAATATTTTTTTCCTGCACAAACCTCTTTTAATTTCTCTCTATCCTCTCTAATCTTCTTCATAAGTCTATCTTTTTTCTTAATATCTTTTGGGGATACAGTCTGTCCTTTTACATTCTTCTTTGCAACCTCAATAATTAGCTTTTTAAGACGTTTAAATTCTTTAAGGGTATTTTCATCATCTATCTGTACAAAATCCCTTGTATGGCATCTTATACAATCACAGTACATAAGTTTGTAAAAATTACCATATTCATCGTGTACGTCCTTTCTAACAAGGTTGCTAGAATCAATCTCAAATACTTCTCCACATTTTTTGCATACTCTCTTAATTTCCATAACTGTTCTCATATTCCTTTCTACTGTACAAAATCCAAAACATATCTATCTATGTCTGGATAAGTCCCTACAGGACTATTATACCACATTCCAATCTTTTGTGCAATTGTTTTCATATCATCCGGCATTACTGCTTCAAATGTACACATTCCATTCGGATGGTCTAATGGTAACGCATCTTTAGGAAATACCCCTTCACCGAGTCCATATTGGTCTGTTTCTGCTCTTTCCCTGCATATATCACACACACGACCATGAAAGTTGCTTGTAAGCCATCTATAGCCAATAACAAAAGGGTCGTTTCTGTTCACGTTTTCAAAACTTTGTTGGTATGCATGGCTTATCATTGTTCTTGCTAAACGCTGTGCATTGTAGTCAACTTTTCCAAAATAGAATGTATCTTTTATCTTTTCTCCAACATATTGCGCTCTCCCTGCATCAACATCACTTTGCCTTGCGATTCTCCAACTTTGTATTGTTCTACTTTTCTTTTGCGCTCTTGGTTCTACATAACTTTCAAGCTCTTTTGCTATTTCTAATGCACTTTTTCCTTGTGCCGTTCCGATAGATATAATTCTGTCCAAACTATCTTGTGTTTTTTTGTTATATCCCCATATTGCGGCACTAAGACTCCAATCATCTTGATATATATTACCGTTAATAATATTCCTTACAACCATATCTGGAACATATTGAAATGCATTGTGTATATCAGAATTTTTAAATCCGCATTGTTTTAAGAAATCTCGAATATTAACAACTACTTCATTGCAAACTGTATTCATACTTCGTATAACTCCACCTTTTATATCTCTGTTTAACTGTTCTATTCTTTGTTTAATATCACGTTTTAAGATTATAAGATTTTGTTTCTGGTAATTTGTATCATTCATATTTGCAACTTTTTTAGAAACATCTTTGTATAATTGCCTATACATTTTTTGTATTTCTCTTTGCATTTGCATTGTAGTTGTATTTCTTACTTCCTCGGCATTTTTTAACCTAAACTTCTGTGCCATTCTTTTCACCCAACTTTGTTTGTGTTTCTATATCATCAATATTATTTTGCACTTCACTTTCTGTTGTTTGTTTATCCAATTCACTTTGTACTTGTGTATTCATACTCATACTATCGAACATATTCAACTCAACTGCAATCTGCATAAGTTCCTTCTCAATCTGTTCATCTGTTTTAAATTCTTCTTTACGCCACTTCTTAATGTATGACTTTCTGCTTCGTGCATTAGCGGCTATCTCAGCAAGGTCTGAGTCTTTTTCTGTTTCTTCATCTTCCATCAATGCATAATTTTCTACAACTTGTATATTATATTGTATTTCTGCAAGTGTTGGAATAACATACAATGTTGAAACAGTATCTTTATTCAATTTAGCAAGGTCTAAAATTGTTTCAACAATAAACTCTAATGCAGGACGCCATGCTTTCATCTTTTCGTCACATCTAACTTGTAACGGATAATACAACGCTTTCAATGCTTTACCGCTTGTTATTGTTCCTGCCATTGTTTCTTCACTTATGTTTGGAACATCCACTTCGTTATACATAGCTGTTTTAATTCTTGTGAGCGTTTCTTTTACTGCTTCTGTGTGATTCATTTGTGGTGCTAACGTTCCAACCATTGGTGACTTATTATCAATATTTTGGTTTGTCTGTAAATCCCAGTAAGCACCGGCACCACTTGGAAGGTTTTTTGTCGTGTTTGGACTCATATCTACAGTATATCGAATAGGATTCATGCCTTTTCTTTCACTGTCAATGTCTCCATTACTTATTCTGCTATATCCTTCCTCATAGTATGCTAGACTTTCCATTTCAGATACACCACGTTTATCTTGTAATGTTCCATCGTTAAAAATAACAATTGCCGGAATATATTCTAATTTTGTTTTTGTTTCTGCAATAAGTTTCTCTACTGGTTTACCAAAACCATTGTATAAAATAGAACTCATATAAATTGCATTTTCTCTTTCTTCATACCTGTTTACAAGATACAGTCTTTCACTGGTTGTTTTACTTTCGCTTACGTTTTCAAAACTTATAAACTTTATCAGCCTGTCAGAACCATATTCTGTTTCATAATAGAATTGCAAACTGTTATAAAAATGTGTTTGTATTCCATCTTCTTCCGAAAAATCAACTAAACACGCAACACGCTTACCGATAAAGCAATCTTTTGCACTCTGTAATAATGCTCTTGAAAAATTATTGTTTTTATTATTTAAAACCTTATCAACCAACTTTTGATATTCTTGTGCTTCTGCATTTGCTTGTTCTGTTACATCAATAGGTTGCACAAAAAAATCTGGTGTTTGCGAAAACATAAATCTTGCTTCTTTATCTATTAGAGTTTTTGCAATCTTAAACTTTATGTTTGATGGAACATAATCCCCAGCACTACCTTCTGTATAAAATTTAGCACCTTCTTTATAATCTATATAATTCTGTTGTATTTGTAACAATTCTCTTGTATATATGTTATATCCTGTTTTTATCTCATTTTTTAAAACAAAATAAGGAAAATTACATAACGCTGTAGTTACTTCTACTCCATATTGTTTACCTTTCACTGTTATACTCCTTTCTTTTGTTGTTAATATTATTATATATTGTTATTCTATGTTTGTCAATATGTATTATATATAATATTTTTTATTTATTTTCTTTTATACTTTTACAAGCTTCTATTTTACGATTTAAGACTATTTATAATAATAGGGCGGTATTTCTACCACCCCACTAATAAAAATGCTTATATGCCTTAAATAAACGCTACTGAATGTATAACTGGAACTTATCCATTGCTATTCCAAATTCTCCTGCATATCCATCCATACCACCACTTGTAAAGTTGTCTATCTGTTCACTGTAATATGCTTTACTTGCTATCGGAGAAACTCTATAACGTGCTTGTTGGTATTCATATCCTTCTGGTGTTATATAATATACCTCTACTGCATCTATTATTCTGCCGTCCCCTGCATATCCGTTTCTGAAATCATTTATATTGCATCCCGTAACATATGGCAACCACCCAACACCTAAAATATGCACCCTGTATTTAACAGAGCCTTTATCCACTTTTATTGCAACACCAGTTATAGGTACTCCATCTCCTGCACCTGCAAAACCATTGCAATTTACATCGTTTTTGTTTGTTATAAAATCCCACCATTTATTTCCATTTGTTTGTACTGCATATGTAGCATTTACTTGTCCTAAGCTCTTTAATTTGTTTGTATTTGTTTCTGTACTGTAATTTGTTTTAATACTACTTACTGTACCGTTTATAATATCCCTTTTGAATGTATTCCAGATGCTAGCATCCTTTCCACCAGTACCCCAGCCATTCCACCCGGGACACTGTTTTGTGCATACATCCCAATGCCGTACTACATTACTTGCCGAAATATTATATTTATTCATAAGATACTTTGTAAGTTCTACTACGTTCTTGTAAGTTGCTTCTGTAATAACTCCATTTGTACTACACATTTCTATGTTAATACAATTATAGTTTGTTACTTTTCCAAAAAGATTGTTACTACCATAATTTACACCAACACCCCATGAGATATTGTTGTCTTCTACACACTGGTAGATACTGTTTTCATCCACAAAATAATGTGCGCTACCGCCTCTATATACATCACGGAAATAGTTTGCATTATTCTTAGCTGTATCTGTATAATTCCCTGTATAGTGAATCACAATGTATCTTTTTGTATTCCCACCATTTTCAAAATTAACTTTTGTTAAGTCACGTATGATGTTCATTTGCCTTTAGACCTCCTTATTTGTACATTTAAGACATTTTAATTATTTAGATGGTTATTCCTTCGCTTCTACTTCTGGAATCCCTGCAATAGACGTAAGAACACTTACAACACCAGCTACTACGCTTGCAGACAATACCATCTTCCAATCTACGGAGCTAATTACTGTCCCTGCGCCAATAACACCTACGGCGGTTTGTGCCATTGTTTTAATGGCTCTTATTCCTGTTGCTTTACACCATTTTACTGTGTTCACATTCTGTTTAAATACACAATTCTTAAACATCATTTTTTCCTCCATTTCCATTTTGAATCTTACATAATTTTAAATCATTTTTCACTTTCACAATTTCTAGTTCGTGCCTGTCTAATACTTCCCACTGTTCTCTTTGTCCTTTCTTAACGTGTTCTTTGTATTCTTCAATATCTCTATTCTGTTTCTCTAACTTATCATTTTGTTCTTTTATTTCTTTTGCAAGTTGTTCCACTTTTAATGTTAGCTCTGTCATTGCTTTTGTATTTTCGTTCAACGGTCTATATACTGCTGTAAATATTCCAATAAGTGAACTCAACCCTAAAACAACTATACCAATCATTTCTGCTGTTGTCACATTATAAAACCTCCAATCTTTATTGTTTTTAATTAGCTCAATGATATTTTCTACGACAGATTTAGAATAATTTATAATGCGGAATTTTTTCTTTCCACAATATATGTCTTATCCAATCGTCTAAGATAACCGCTATTGCTGTTAAAAAGAACCACAGCACCGTGAACGGTAAACATATCTGACCGAATAGGTTTAGCGGCATATTGCTATAATCCCAAACATTCCAACCAAGCCATAAGTTCACAATGCATCCACAAACAAATTCCAATATGGTAATCGCAATCGCTCCTATAGCCATCTGTTTAACCAGTGGCATCTTTCGGTATTTCTCGTTTATGCATCCAATCAGGAAGAACGCTAATCCTCCGACTACAAACATCGTCCAGTGGCTGCGTCCTCTTGCGGTAAGTTCGATAAATACATAGATTAGACCACCAATCAGAAACAGAATCAGCGGTCTTAACTTCTTCATGATTTTTGAGCCAACATTGCTTTCAATGGCTCTGACTGGTACGCTTCTGGAATATCCATTCCGTAAGTGACTTTTTCAACATTATTTGTACTTTTGTTCAGCGCTTCCAAATATTCTGCTTTTACATAATCCAACAATTCACACCCCCGAACTTCACACTACGTTCTACGGTATTATATATCATTGTTCCATTTTTAATAACATTTTCTAATAATGTTTTTTGTTCATTTGCAAACTTTAAAAGCTCGTTCTGTAACTGTGTCAAATAATCTCTTAATTGTTCATCTTGCCCTGTATCCGTTGTTATCTCTAATCCTTGTTTTACTGTTCCTTTTGCTATCGTTGTATTCCATTCATTTATTATTGTTCCATATGGATTTATTTTCATTACACAAATTATAAAGTTTACATTTCCTCTATACATTGTTACTTTTCTGCTTAATTCCCACGAAAACTCTACATAGTTTCCAGATACATGCATATCTTTTACAATATATATGCCCTTTCCTTCATCTGTTCCACTTGCATTTTGATACACTACACGCATTTGTAAGGTACTGAGGTCAATATCATTGCCAACATCTTTCAGCACCCTAAAATGTTTTCTTTCTACTTTTTCATCACTTTCAACACCAAATAATAGTTCCCCATCTGGTATTTGTATCTCTCTTGTTTTTGCGTCTATCTCTAACACTTCTACTGGATATTGTTCTGTTTGTTCTGTGTCCATATCCGCTTCTGCTACTGCAAGTAATTCTTCAACTGTCGGCATTTTATTCACCTACCTCTGATTTATGTAATATCTATTTGTAGTTAATTCCTTTTCACTATTCTTTCCAGTTACCTTAAACGAAAAAACACTTCCTCTTATTACTTTCTTAGAAACTACTACAATGCCATTATTCGCTATAACATTTGTTTCATTATTGTCTGAATCATACAAACTTACAACCTTTGCTGTATTCTTCCATTCTTCATCGAATTTAATAACAAGACATAGGTAATTATCTGTTCCACGAATAATATAACTTAAATCTGTTGTTTTATCTTTATCCAATTTCTGCCCTTTTACATTAAAATGTAAATTACGCATTTCTCTTACCTCCTTCTTATTCCACTTGCTATTGTTCTTCCTATTGCTTGTTCTTCTTTTGTTTCAATGCTTACCGGTTCTGCTTCATATGTTTGAAACTCTGGTTCTCTATCCTCTACAACTGCAAGTGCTAGTTCTAACCCATTATGCAAACCACAGCTATAATCATCTGCTATATTCTGTACTTGCATTTCTTTTAGCATTCCTATTGTTTCATGTATTCTCTTATATTCTTTCCAATATTTAAACATTCTCATATACCTCTCTAATCTTCTATTTACCGTTTTAAGACGATTTCTTTTAGTAGGCTTACAACTCACTATCCTACCTTTGTATTTGCCTTATACTCCTTTAAATCGGCTACTGTATAATTGTTCAATGCATATGCAATACCATCCAGTGTATGTGCATCAATGTTAAATTCATCATAAATAATATTGCCCTGCTTATCCTTTGCATATGTTAAATCTTTTAATTCCCTTATTGTGTTTTTACATTTTGGGGAACAAACAATCTTATTAAAACGTTTTATCTTCTTCACATTTTGTAACTTACTTCCTGCATACTTTTTACAACCATACATTGTAAATCCTTCCTGCCTATAATACTGTATAGATTTTGGTTCGGCTGAATCTGCGAAGATAGGTTGCTCACACCTTTCTGCTCTTTCCTTTACTTTTTGTACACTGTCAAGTTTTATAAAATTGTTATCTGTTATGTGATTTCTGTACACTTCATCATAGATGTATAATATTTTGTTTGTATCATCTACCGCACAACTCATTAGTGCATTATAACTTGTTTCAAACCCAAAGTCTAAGCCAAAGAAATGATAATGTGATGATATATTGTTTACTGCATTTGCAAACTCTTTTGCATTTTTTGCAACTGTAAATTTTGGTAGCACTCTTAAGCCACTTGCCCCAAACCTTCCCCATCTTGCGACAAGCCATAAATGCATATCACTATTCTTTAGGCTATCCAAACGTTTTATATAACTATCTGGCAAAAATGGATTATCGTCCGGTAAACTATGATGATAATACACACCATTCTTTTTATTTACAAGTGTGCGCTTTTTGTATACCTCTTTTTCACTTTGTATTATATGTTCTTTTCCCTTTTCATCTGTATGTACAAAAAATGTATCATACAACCAATTCTCTTTCCCGATAGGGTTTGTTGTCATTATAAAGTGTAATGTTTTATTCGGTTCACGAACACGCCCTAAAAGCTCTGTATATGCCGCAAATGTTATCTCACTACACTCTTCCATCCATACAATACTTACACCATGTACAGACTTAATCTTTTCTACATTGTCCAATCCTTTGAATATTATCCTGCTACCATTCGGAAAACGTATCTCCATTGGACTTGCTATTGCTATAACTTCACCATTTGTACTGCTTGTGTATCGTGCTTCTCTGGAAGATAAGATTCCTAACCCTGTTAAGATTTCTTTGAATAATGCAAAACAACTTTCACGGATTGTATCTTTTACCTGTCTAACTACAAGTGCTGTTCTTTTCTCTTCCATCAATTTAAGTATAATCTTTAACGCTACATGATATGACTTACCAGAACCATACCCACCAAACAATAGATACTGTTCATATTCCCAGTCTGTCAAAAAATTTGCAAAACGATTAGAAACATCAATGTTCAATTCTGACATTTGTTTCCTCTCCTTTTATACAACTATAAGCAAGACATAGCTTTTTATTTGCTACACCTTGCTTATAATTATTATACCATATTTATTTTTGTTATGCAATGATTATTTTAAAATATTTTCTAAGATATCATTTAATATATCTACTGCCATTTCTTTGGTTGCTTCATTCATATGCTTTGTATATTTCTCACCATGAACCAGCTCCATACATTCATCCCTGTAAATTAACAGCACTTGCATCTTACGTTGCATCTCTTCTTTTTCATCTGCATCTTTTGGCTCTTTTTGAACAGTTTCGGATAACAGATAATTCAAAATAACTGACATACTTTCTAACAACGTATTCTGTTTCTTTTCCATTCTTTCTAATGTTTCAATCACTTTGTTTTCTTCCATTTGTTTTCCCTCCATATTGGTTTATTTGTTTTCTATAGGCTTGTGCCTAATGGGTCATGTAGGACTTGAACCTACGACCGTTCGGTTATGAGCCGAATGTTCTAACCAACTGAACTAATGACCCTTGCGCGGCTTTTCACAGATGCATTGCTACTCAGCCGCACTAATCAATGAAGAACTATATATCTTGTGTGCATTATTCATGCACAGCTACCCTAGTTGGACTCGAACCAACAATTACAAGAGTCAAATTCTTGTGCGTTACCATTTCGCCATAGGGCATTGTATAGGGTGTATATTTTTATGTGAGAGGATACACACCCTACATGAAAAAGAGTAAGTTTACTTTGTGTTTTAATGACTTTAACACCTGTCATTTTTTGTTTTTAAATCTTACAATATAATCATCAATTGTTTGACCTCTCCTACTTCGTGCTGTTCACAACTGGTTTTATGATTCCTGCTTCTACAAAAGACTTTGCCATCACTTCTGCAATCTGTTTATCAATTCCCTGTTTTACTAAATCTCTTTCATATGCTTTCATTGCTTCTTTTTCTGCTCTTGTCATATCCTGTTCTCCTTCACTTGTTTGTTTTCCTCTTGATGATTATATTATAACATAACATATCAGAAAGTCAACAGTTATTTGTAAATATTTTGTAATAAAATAAAAAGGACAGAAACAATGTTCTGCCCCTTCCTGTTAGATTCCTTTAATGGGTATCTTGATAATCGGATTGTAGTCTATATATTTTCTGTCCTTTTTGCTTCGTCCCTTGTTTGATGTGTCCAACCTTACGATATTATTACCCCATTTCTGTCTTAACAATTCAAACTGTTCTTTTTCACGTTCCGTATTACGGTACATAGCACAACCGCCTTTTTGTTCTGATTGTCTGCAAACATAATGGTATTTGTTCAATCTTAATGCACCCCTATATAGGTTCATGTTCTGTAATGTCATATCATAATCTTCCTTCAATGGTAATCGTTCATCATATCGAAGTTCATTCCCTTTCAAGAAACACTGGAACGGACCACCTATATAGGATGTGGTGCTGAATGGAGAATACTGCCGATAGGACATTGTATCGCTGTTACAATTCAATCCCCAAAAGCGAAAACCCCAATCATAGCATAATAGAGAATATCTATATATAAAGTCTAGTAGTTCATCTGATTTTACTTTGACTTTTTCGTATGCGTATGTTCCATCCTCTGACATTTCAAAATGTTCGATTGCTCGTAAATCATCATCAATCAATAACACAATGTCTGCACCATTTTCAAACTCTGTGTCAAGGATATAATTACGAACTCTGCACAGATTTCCTTGTACTCCTTTCGGACACTTCACAATGTTGTCCTTGTGTTTTGGGTTGAACTCTAAATATGTTTCATATTCTTCTGGTGAAACATAAACTTTACAGAATGGAACATATGCTAATGTCTCCACTTTATAACGCTTATAAGACGGACAAGCAACAATGATTTCTTTTCCCTTATACTTCATTACCTGTCACCCTTTCTAGCGCTTTCTGTCCGTCTAGCACCCTTCCTACTCCTGCTCGCATACCAAATGACTTTTTATTTCTTTCTTTCCTTGTAGGGTACGCTTTTGCTTTCTCAATTCCAAACATTCCCATTGCATTCAGCCAATCAATCTTATTGTTGAACTTTAACACAATATAATTGTTTTCTTCATTGAGTATCTCTGTAAAAGGCACTTCCGGCTCTACCTCAATAATTCCATCCTGTAATGTATCAATCTCAAAACCAAACAAGTCCATATCCATTTCTGCTATTTCATCTAAACTCTGTTTTAATAAATCTGAATCCCATTCGCTTTCATTCAGTTTGTTATCTACAAGCCTGTATGCTTTTATTTGTTCTTCTGTAAGTTCTTCTAATGTTACAGTAGGTACTTGTTTTAATCCTGCTTTCTTTGCTCCTAAGATTCTACCATGTCCTGCTACAACACAATTGTTTTTATCAATAATAACTGGCTGTGTAAAACCAAATTCTTTTATACTGTTTGCTATTTGTTCTACTTGTTCTTTATTATGTTTCTTTGCATTCTTTTTATAGGGTTTTAAATCCTTTATCTGCCTATATACTATGTTTAGTTTCTGCATTTGTTTCTCCTTCCTGTTTTGCTCTATGTTTTGTTAGAGGTAAACAATAATATATTTATATACTTTTTTAACACATATAATATCCTTTTTCTTTTACCATATTATAATCTCGTTCTGTTAGTAATACTGTTGTTTGTTTTCTTATATCTCCACAGCAATCTGTATCGCACTCAAGCTCATACAATAATATACCTTTGTATTTCATTTCCTTTACGCTTGTAATATTATATACATACTTTTCTAAAAGGTTCATACTCTACACTTCCTTTTGCTTATTCTTGTATTAGCCTTCGTTCTGTTCTTTTGTATTTCTCTTGCTTTATTTGTTCTATCTGGTTTTGCTTTTCTTCACCCAGTAAATGCTTTATTTGTTCCAAACATATTTCTACATCTGCAATTTCTTCTGTTATGCTGTACATTACTGTTGGTTCTTTTGTTTTGCAAGTTTTATCTTTTGATTTTATTCTTTGGTATTTACAAAACGCTTGTGTAAGCTCTGCCATTTCTTCTGTACATTGTACCATTCTATTTTCCAGTGTAAACTGTTCTGCTTGTTTTTGAATATCATACAGTATTCCCATATTTATTTCTGTCCTTTCCTTCTTAGATTCATCCATGTTATCACATTTTGAACTATCTTATGTTCTAATGCCTGTTCATATGTTATGTTATGCTTTGTTGCATATTTAGTAACATAGTCATGGATTGCTTCTTGGTCTTGTTTCATTGTTCCCATTTATTCACCACTCTCTGTATCTACTATTATTTCTAAACCATTATTATTTTGTTTTAACTTTACAATTCCATATGCTTCTAATATTGTTTCTTTTGTATTACTGTTTGGTTTGCATCCTAATACTTTTACATTTGCTTTTCTATTGTTTTGTATTTGTATAGTAAACTCTTTATCCTTTATGCTTTGTTTATAATCATTTACTGCATTTTGTTTTGCTTTATATATTACTCTGTCCATACTTGTGCAAATTTGTCCACTTAATATAAACACTATTCCTACCAGAATCATTGTTAGAGATATTCTATTTAATTTCCTGTCCATTTTATCTCCTTTATAATATATATTATATAATATAACAAAATATATGTCAAGTATTATTTTAAAATATTATATAAAATTTTAGTTTCTTTTACGTGTTCACTTATCCACTGTAATTCTGACTTGCTTTCTAATGCCCCTAATTTGCGATTTAAGCCATTTTTATTATTTATACTAGAATTTATCCTAGTTATTGAATTTAATCGCTTATTTTCCCTAGAAAACACGTCTAGGATATTACTCATAGATTTCATTGCCCCATTCTTCATCCTCTTCCATCCATTCTTCTGCATTTTCTGCTTTCCAGATTTCCTCTTCATCTTGCGCTGTAGGTGTATAACTTTCCCCTTGTGTTACAAGGTTTATAGTTACATTGTTCTGTATCTTTCCTGTTTTCTTGAACATATCCAATTTATCCATCATCTGCGTTATCTCTTTTATAGCACCAACGTCCCCCGTTAAACCTTTCTGGAATAATGCAACCATTAGTAAACTCTGGTTTGTTAATTCTTCATCTGTAAAACCAAAATTTTTTAAAATCTGTTTTTTCTTATCACTGTTTGTTTTCATTTCCAGTAACTGCCGCATACAGTTTTGTAAAGCCATGTTGCGCTCTTTCTTTTTTCTTCTAGCTTCTACGCCTTTCATTGCTATTTCATGCCGTTCTTCCGGTGTTCTGTCACGCATATTTATAAGCATACCATCTTCATATGGCTTTGGCACTTGTCCTTTTTTTAATCCCATGTTTTGCTCTCTCCTATTCTTTTTATTTGTAAAACTAAAATAAGCAGGGGCGAACCCCTGCTATATATTAAACCTTATTGTCTTAGAGCGATTGAACTCTTAATATATTTTTTTAAAAGTTTCTTACCAATTACGAAGGGGGCAAACAATAAGGTTTATTCCTTTCACTGGCTGACATTCTCCGGCTGTCACTTATTTATAACTATCCTCTTTATAACTCCTATGATTATATTACCATAAAAGTTACTGCTTGTCAACGCTTTTTATTTATTTTTTTCAAGTTTTCTTTTACCATCGTATAGTATGCACTTCCAAAACTACAGCTTTCTTTTTGCTTTTGTTTTATACGCTCTTTTCTTACTCTTTTAATAACCTTCTAATATTCCTTATATTTCTTGCAATTTATGTGGCACTCTGCACTTCTATCCATGCAACCCTTACACGGTATCATCATCTTTTATCAGTCCTTTACTCCTTAAATAGTTTTCAACATCACATAAATATAATATTGCTTCTTGCATATCTTCATCCTTAACAATTATAAATCCATTATTGTCCATCTTTGTGAACCTATGCCCCGGAAGTGGAAACCCTCTTTCACTTACATTATTTAATTTATATCCCACCTCTTTAATATATTTAACTATAACTGTTAACAGCACTATTACAAAAACAAATGTTTTCATATCCATTCCTGCATAAAAACAGATTATTGGAATTATTATTTGTATTACTATGGCTATCTTTCCTAACTCCTCAATGACTGCATATTTAAACGCAATCAACAATTCTATCAGCGTTTCTATCATTGTTTTAAAAACACTTTTTTTTACCTTTTGCATTTTTTTCATAATATTGTTCCTTTCAATCCTTCTTTTAGCAATTTTAATTTTTCTCCTAATCTCTTTCTATATGGATTTAATTTGCATCCCTCACATATATGTTTGTTTTCTTCCATGAATAAATTGTGCCTTACTTCTTTGCATATGTCACAATGCTTTTCTTTTGTTTCCTGTTCATCTGCAAAAACATACACTCTTAATACTACTACATATGTATCTTGTGTTTTCTTTTTCTGAATTGAGTATGTAATATTTTCACTGTTGTTTACTGCTATAATGTTTGTGCTAACCCATTTACAGCATTTTAAGTATGCTTCTTTCATATTCTTTCCAGAAAATTCTCTCTCTATTACTTTCTCACTTATATACATTTTGTTTAACCCTCCAACTCTTCTCGAGCCTTTACTGCGCATTTATCGGCTAATTCATTTAGTGGGTCGCCTTTATGCCCTGCAACCTTTACCATTTTAATTGTAAGCTTTTTTGTATATACAAGTTTAAACATTTTCTCCCATATATTTTTATTCTTTACTGGCTTATCTTCTGCTGTTTTCCAATCATTGTTATACCAGTTTAGAAGCCATCCTTTTGTTATAGCGTTCACAACATACGCACTATCACTGAATATCGTCACCTTTTTATATCCCTCTTTTAAGGCTTTTACTAACGCCATATATACCGCTGTAAGCTCCATTTCATTGTTGGTTGTACTTTCTTTAGAACCCTTTTTAATTCTTACGTCTACAGACTCATTAGCCACCTTTACGGCTACATACGCCCAACCGCCTTTTGCATCTTTACTTCCGTTATTAGAGCACGCTCCATCTGTATAAAAGTATATATCATTCATTTTCTTTTTTCTCCTTCATTATCTCTGCATAAATCTTGATAAGCAACTTCGCTTCTAATTCCCACAATGTTTTCCCATATACATAGCCAACCCATTCCCATTTAGAATTTAATACAGAACAGTTATAATAAACAAATTCACCATTTTCCCAATATTCTTTTATGCCTTGCTGACTGTACCCATATCTTTTGCATATACCATGTATGATATATTCTAAATCATCAATTTTTAGCATACTTCCTTTTGGTATTTTTAATTTCTGTACTGGTTTTACTTTCCACAAGAATTTGTTTAATATGTTTTTGTTTTCTTCAATTCTGCAATCAATGTCCAATATTTGTTTTGCGTTCATTTTTGTTTCTCCTAAAATAAAATGGCAGGATAAGTAGTCTTGCTCCTACCATCCTGCCAACTGCGATTTACTATTTAATTAGAGTATTCATTTTTTTCAATAACTTTTGCATTGTATGATTATTTAGCTCAATTTTGAAATTTTAAAAAACGTTCAGATATATTTTATTGTAGTTTTTAACACATTATCAGAATATTTGTTTACGTGTTACATTTTAACGATTAGATTTCCCAATCATCATCGTCCTCTTCTTCTGTATCTTCCTCGCCTTTTGCATCATCAACTTTCAGCATATTTGCATATACATCTGGTTTCTGTTTTGGTTTTACTTTCAGACCTCTTTCTTTGCACATTTTGAAAAGCTCCATTGCGGTTTTTCCTACATACGGGTCTGTTTCTTCTTCGTCATCTTCTCCCCAGTCATCGTCCTCTTCTTCGACTGGTTCTTCTTTTTTAACATCCTTCTTTGACGTTGTTTTCTTTTCTTCCTTTGCTTTACCTTTTCCCTTAGATGGTTCAATCTCACCGTTATCAAGCTTCTCTAACAGTTTGATAAGTTCATCTTTTTTGCGGCTCTTACACATTGAAGAAATACCACGTTTACAACATAATGCATAAAGGTCTTTTGCTGTCATAGATTCATAGGTACTTTCTTCCTCTTCATCATCTGACCATTCATCTTCCTGTTCTTCTGCATCCTGTTTTTTTGCTTTGCCTTTCTTTGATGCTTCTTCTTCCTGTGGTACATCAAGTTCTGGTTCTTCTGTTTCCATCTCTTTAAGTCCTGTTTCAACAACCCTTGCTGTTACTTTAGCAGGAAGTGCTTTTAAAATGTCTAACAGATACACACTGTCTGCAAGTGCTACTGTTCTTGCAAAAAGCGGAAATCTACTTCCAATCTCTGCAATGTTTTCCTTGTTGTTTCCATAAATTTCTTTTGCCGCTTCATATGCGCTCCAATTTTTTGCCATAACATTATTCTCCTTTTCTTCTCTTATTGTTTCTCTTTGTTATGTTGTCTTTATACTAACACATTTATTTAGTTGTGTCAATACCTTTTTAACAAGAACTTGGATTTGTTTTTTCGATTGCTTCATTCAAACAATCTCTTAATTGAATAAGTCCTTCTTTGTCGACCAAACCGAGTCCACCCTTTAGGAAAATTCTTACTTCTTTTCCATTTTCTTCTGTTACAAGTTGCTCTGTTACTGCATAACCTTCTAAATCATTTGTTTTAACGTTTCTAGCTTCTGAAATAACGATATTTCTCTGCTCTTTAAAACGCCTTTTAGAAAGCTCATTATAGTTTAATCGTCCCATTCTTCTGCACCCCCCTCACTTTCTTCTACACTTGTGTCGGGAAGTTCAATAATCGCTTGGAATCTTAACTGTATCAATTCTTCATCAACCAAACTGCAAATACTTTCTACATTTACATTATCCGTCAATGACTTAAAAGGGATTGTTGCATTTCCATCCTTATCAAAGTTAATTGCTCCGATAGTAAAAATACCGAGATTCATCGGTTTTTTATCTGGCACTTTTGCATGAAGTGTAATATCATTGTTCAGACCTTGTAACAATTCAACACTTGTCAAAATCTCATCATATCGCAATTTGAATTTTACTTGAATTGTTTTATTCTTTCCAATACTCAACCCTTCAAATGAAGCAATACCTTGCTGTTTTAGTTTTCTCTCCATCTGCTTTCCTTCCTCCTTTCTTTGTTTTTCTTTTTGAACTCCTGTTCTCTTTCTGCTCTCTCCAATTCTTTCTGTTTTATGTAAGCCATTCTTGCTTTTAAATTTTCTTTTGTGTTACCCTGCTTACAAATACTATTATACTTCTTTTCTTCTGGTTCGTCAAGCGATAATTCAAAATTGTTTTGAATTTCTTTTCCCTGTATAAGTGCTTTAAATGCCGCTATATCACTTTCTTTTATTGCAACCCATACTTCATCGGTGTTAATGAACTGTAAAGCAAATACGGGCAATTTATGAGCTTCTATGGCTTGTGCTTCTAATTGGTGCAGTACGCTTTGTTTTATACTGAAACTTTCATGGTCTGTACTTTTTAACTCGCACAAACAATGGTCGCTTTGTCCATCCCCTTTATCAATCCATGTTGCACCACTGTTACGTGTAGGTTTAAAGCCTAACCTTTGCATTACTTCTGCTTCATTCTTCCTGTACCATTTAGTTGTTCTTTTTGCCATTAGATAAAATCATCGTCCTCTTCTACATCTTCTCTATGTATTGTTTCTTCTTTGCACTTTTCACAATCTATACAATGCGTACACATATAACAATCTCTATAATTTCCAAAACATGATTTTTCATTGTCTTCTTCCTCAGATAATCTTTTCTGTTTATCAATCAGACATTCCGTCTTTTCCTTGCAATTTGTACATTTTCCACTTCCTTCATAGCAACCATAACAATCTGGTACTGTATCACTACTTTTTGCACATTTTCTTATATATTCACACTTGAAACATTTATCCTGATTTTTATCATATTCATAATTGCCGAAACAAACTGGTATAATACCATTCGCTCTTTGTAAATGTTCAAGCATCTTTGTCATTTTTTCATGTAACTCCATTTGTTTACGTGTTGTATTCCAATCATCATTTCCTTCTTTAGCACCTCTTAGTATGTTACCATTTGCATCTTTTTTGTTATGTAACTCCATTTCATTTGCTTTATCCTTTTCCCAACTTGCTACTGTTTCCAAAACATCTACAATTTGTTGTGCTGTTATGAGATTAAGGTTAGCAGTCTTTGCTGTAAGCCTATAGTCCAATTTAATGCTTTCCTTTACTTTGTTTGCAAGCTCCTGTAAATTATATTCTTTTTCAATCTTCATTTTGTTTTACTCCTTCCAAATACCATCATTTACTGTCCAGTGTCTGATTGTTCCTTGCCACCATTTTGTAATTTGTATATTATTCTTTCTGTTCCCATAACATGCTTTATCTTTCAACATTTGTTCCAAATCAAAATCGAAAAGAAAATATTCTGATGGTGGTTTCACTCCAATACTTCCATAAACTGCACATCTTCTTTGTCTGTTGTATTCTCTGTCCATTATTTTTTTATATTCTCTTTTATCTAAATTGTTTAATTGTCCATCATACCAGACAAGAAGACCATAAGCGCTTTCTTTTTTATTTCTGGTCTTATGACCTTTTCTTTGTAATTCTCTTTTTTGTAGTTGTTCTTCCGTTAATTCATAATCTCTTTTTACAATATGACTTTTTCCTCTGCAATTTCTTTCAGTTCCACTAAACGTATTTCTTATTTTGTTACCTTGTTTTCTCGCCTTTTCTTTTACATACTCAAGACTATAATATTCTTTTCTCTTTCTTTTACCTTTTTCACTTTTTACATAATCATGAACTCGCCTTGATTCACATTTTTTGCAAGAACAAATAAACCCATCTTTTGTTGCTTTATTTTTGCCAAACTCACTTATTGGCAATTCCCTTTTACATTTAGAACATACTTTTGTTCCTTTTTCAAAATCCGCTTTCATATTTGCTCCCTTGTTATCTATTTATTTTTATAATTTTCGTGTTTTCTTTCAACAAACTTTATATACTTCTTTAAAGTATTTCTGCTTATGTTATGTTTCCTCATTAAATCAATTTGTTTTATGCTTCTGTCTTTCAAAAATACTTCTATATCACTTCTAAGTTCATCTGACATTTTATCCAGTGAGCCTGTCTTACGTCCAGATTTCTTGTTACTTGCCATTATTCCATCTTTTATTCTTTCTGACCTTTCAGCATATGTCATATTTATTTTTCCTAAGCTCAATGCTATCATTTGTATATAGTCTTTATCATCCTGTTTTAATCTATGCCATAAATCAAAACCAGTTGTTCCATCAAAATCATAAAACACATAGTAATAACTTGTTTCCTGTAAAATATACAAACAAACACCCTTTTGTAATTCTACTAACTGTTTTGCGAGTTCATCATAACTTTTGTCTGATATAAGGTTTGTGTTCTGCTCATAATACAAATAACTATGTATTAGAACTGTTCTTTGTAAAAACTCTATTCTTTCACGCATTGTCCAATAAGTAGGAAATTTAATCTTCATACATTTACTCCTTAACTATACGAAAACCACCACAAACAACGTAAATGTCTGCTAATTCACAATCACACATTACACATATATTATATAAACTTTCTCCGCATTCATATAAATATTTTATTCTTTGTCTTTTATACTCACTTATTTTTGGATTATAACATTTTTTCCAATGTATATACCACTCAATATTATTTACTTCCTTTTGAAGAATATCATGTTTCTTATTCAATTCTTCTTTTTCTTTTTCGATGTATGCCATAAGTAACAAATTTTCTTCTTTTAATATCGTTGTTCCTCTACATCTGTTTTTTAAAATGTACTTTCTAGCTTCTGTAGCGATTTTAAACTTTTGTGCTATTTTATTTTTGTCTTTTTCATATTCTTTTTGTAATTGCTCTTTTAAATCATTTATATTATTTTTATCAAACATATCAGATGCAATTACTTTTTCAAAATCCGCTTTCATTTCTTAATTCTCCATCAATTCTTCTATGCACTCTTTTAGATGTTTACATCCTCTACAATTACTAAGCTTGCATCTTTTACAACTACTTGCAATACAATGCTTTGACCCAACAAATTTACACAAAAATTGGTCACACCCATTTTCGATAAACTTATCAAATGATTCTGAATCTTCATTTATTTGCTTCTGTTCTGCTTCATATTTATCAATAAACACATCCCAGTTAATCATCATTACACCTACCATTTGCAATATATATATCAATGTTATTTCCATCTACTAAATGTACACAATACCAATGCGCTGATGTATAATAACCAGACATTCCACAATCTTCAATTTCTTCAACAAATTCGCTTTCCTCAAGTGCTTCATACTGTTCTTCTGTAATAATTTCACAATTCATTGTTTTAATTGTTTCCATTGTTAATTCCTTCATAACTTTTACCTCCAAACTTTTGTTCATTTTATTTATGTTTTAATTATATACTATAGGGTTGAGCTTGTCAACCCTTGTTTTAAATTTTTCCATTATGTCTAAAAACATACGCTTCAATAATGTTTCGCATCTTTTTGTAATCTTCATAATATGCATATACAATACCATTTATTCTTGGATTGTGTTCAAAACACTCCTGTAAATGTTCTGCTTCATCTAATTTCTTTTCGCTTTCGTCTGTATGTGTTTCCATCATGTTATTAAAACATTTATCACAATGATTATAAAATACATGTGAATATTTTTCCCATTTTCCTACTGGATACATTTTCTTTCCATTTTCTCCAATAATTGTTGTAGTTCTCTTTCTGTAATTTACCATAACCTATACCAACCTTTCTGTATTCAATCTTTTGTTTTCTTGTTTGTAACTATATATTAACACAATAATACATAACTGTCAATAACTATTTGTAAAATATTTTAATTTATTTGTTATATAAATCAGACTAACGTCTGTTATATATTATTGTATTTCTTAATTCCCTTTAAGAAAGAAATATATAAAGAAAGAAAATTCCCCTTTATTTAATCAAACCATAATATTTGTAATCTTCATATGTTCCATTTTCTCTTTTATATATTATTTTGTTATACAACAATGTTTTTATCAGTCTTTCCTGCATTAAATCTAAAAACAAATCATTTATATAGTTTCGTTTTACGTTTTTATATGTTTTAAAATCTCTTTTTACAAGTTTTGTTATAATCTCTTCGACTTCTAAATCTTCATAAACTCTACAACCAGAACACCAATATTTTTTCCCAAATATATCTTTATGTCCCCCACAAACAAAACATTTATAGTGTATACTGTTATTTATAGCTTTATATATCGTTACTCCTTTTGAACCGCTCCAAAATCTTATTGAATAATAGTTTGATATTGTCCATAATTTGCCATTTTCATCTAAGTATCCATCACCAACTGTACATTCATAATATATCGGTTTTCCACTACTATCTGTATGTATTATACCATTTATCATACATATATCATTATGTTTTCTATGGTATTCTTTCAACAATGGTGTTATTGTGCTATATATTTTACTTTTCTTCTGTACTTGTTTTGCATATTCTTCATATTCTTCTAATGTTGTCCCTGTGAATTTCTCCATACTCTTTTTAATACTCCATTTTAAAAATTTATTTGTTTTATTCCGCGCTGTTTACAATATTGTTTTAAAGGTTTTATGTTATTTCTTTTAAAGATTTCCCTTGTTCTGTTAATAACATCATCTAAATTTGCTAATGCTTTTTGTTTTGAAACATATCTAGTATATTCAATTGCAACTCCTGTTTGATAATGTGTTATAGAATAACACCTATCTGCTAGCTTTACAATAACAATGTTTTTTATATTTTGTTTTATAGCATGGTTTCTTTCTTACCTTTCTATCACAGCACATTATATTACATTCCATTCTAACCCTCCTATTTAACGATTTAAGCGACTTTTATTTATAATGCGATAATTTATACATTTATAATTATAATTCCTTTAAAAAGCATTTTACAGCTTTGTTCTATGTTTCCTGCACCTTTTATTTTTGCCGCTTTTGTTATAATATTTTGCTTTCTGTTCAAATGCCTTTTCACTATATTTTTCTAAATGTATACAATTCTTTAATATACATTGCCTTTGCTTTACAAGTTCTTTATTCATTTCCCCTTCATGTTCTTTATAATGGCAGTAACCTATACTATTATTTATCATATTTCCTTCAATAGATATTCCTTTCCTGTACATATCCATTCCTCCTATAACTTTAATATGCACTACAATGCCCCTATTTAAACGAATAAGGCACTTTTATATTATAACCCTATAAATATATAATAGCAAGTATAAATGCTTTAGAATGGCAAATAAAAAGGACAGTTATAAAAGCCGCCCCTAAAAGTTTTCCTCTTTTAATTTCTGCATATTAGGATGTATAAAACCATAGCAAGCAATACAATATGCATCTGCTATATCATCGTTTATTTTACATCTGGTTTTGAGTCCATTTATTCTTACATTAACTACGCCTTTTGTTCCCTTGCCTTTATATGGTTCTATAAAGTATTTAAGCATACCTAGCATTTTAAGTTTTTCTATCGTTGGATATTTGTTTGGGTTAATACCATATTTGTTTTCCTTTGGTTTTGTGTTTCCTATGATTGCGTTCTTCCATGCTTTTGTGTCTACAGACATTACTGGAATACCATATGATGAAAATGTGTCTATTATTGTTGCAACCAAACTACCTGTTGTTATTAGATATTGAGTAGACATATGACCGCCGCTAAACGTCCTAATCCTTTCTATAATGCATTTTATTTCCTCTGGTTTATAATCATCAAGAAAACCCTCTAAAATGGAAGATAGCACCTTTTTAAGTTCCCTACGCTTTGCTGTATTGTTTTTGCATCCCTTGAAATCTATACTTTTCATGATTAAGGGTTCACGCATATGTTTTAATACTGCTATTCCTGTGCGTGTATAACTTTCATCTATACCTATTACTATTTTAGCCAATGTTTTATCTCCTTCCTAGAATATCTTGATTATGGAAAAATCTTCTTAACGTCCATACTTCTGAAAACCACATAGGGGTAAACCAAATGCTTTCTATATCTTCCGGTAATACTGGCTCTGGTTTCGTTAGTGTATTTCCATGTATCACATATCCTGCCAAATTATGTAAAGCAAGCTGAATGTAACACATATGTACACAAGTTATATCTATATCTTGCCCTACAAACATTACATGATTTTGATAGTTATACTTTTTAAACATACTTTTGCATATCTCACTTACACTTATAAGTGTTGCTCCTGCACCACAAGTCGGGTCATATATGCTTGTGTAACCTTTCTTATGTACCGTTTTTCCTAATTGTTTACGTTCAATCAAAACATTTGCCATTGTTTCGCAAACACTATATGGTGTAAAGAACTGCCCTGCGTGTTTATTAAATATTTCTAATTCCATGAATAAGCTACCTAATAGATCTTGGTTAGGATGTAATTCTAATTCTTCAAAAAGTAATGCAAACATCTGCGGGAATAACTTTCGCTCTTTCTTCTCATAGCTGTTTATAATTCGTAAATATTCCTTTTCTCGCTCTGTATATACGCTTTTAAAGGGTTCTTCTTTTGCTAATGGTAAAATACTTGTATTGGCTAATGTAATTGCAAATAAAGCCATACAATCACTCCATACTGTATAAGGAGATTTACTGTTGCATAACATTTTAAAGCCATTCATAAACCTTTTCTTATAATCACTGTTTATATCTTTTTTCACGTTCTTCAATCCTTTTCTTATAACACCTTGCTGTTTGTTTTATTGCTTCAATTTGTTCTTTTGTCTGGTATTCAATAACAATCTCTTTTATATGTTCCGAAAACCAATTCTGTTCTACCATATCGACATAAAAACCATTTTGAACATACGTTGATGCATTATATATTAAATACATTCTACCATTTTTTGTTTTTATACTTCCACAATAAAAGCATTTTGTTTTATTAAGTGTAAAGCTTGTTCCAACTTTTATTCTATTATAATCACTACACGCCATTGTTTTAAGTTCATTGTCTTTTGAAATCCATCCACAAATGAATTTATCATATACTCTTGCATTGCATCCATATCGAAAGCAATCACTGTTATTAAATCCGTTTTGCTTTCTTGTTTTGTCAAGATAAACACAATCTTGACAACTTATAAATTCTTTAGCCATTCTATACACTTCTCCTTTGTTGTAAACACTGGGTATTTATCTATCTGTAATCCTCTATACCCTGTATCAATATTTGCATTACTACATAAGAACCTTGTTTTTGTTTCACTTAAATTATCTTTACCTAACACCACTCTTTCTTTATCTAAGAAATAAAGTATTTTGTTTTTTCTTACAAGACATTCAAATACATTACAACGTATTATTATATTTTCTTTGCTTCCTTCTTTCTTACTCTTATAAACAAGAAAGACTTTTTGTTCTGGCTCTAATTCAAGGTACACTTTTTTCACTGTTTGTTTACACTCCTTTGTTTCACATTCTAAACAATCTAAATATGTTACTTTTAGTTTATATGCTTTACAATATTTAGCCATTATCTGAATACCTTTCTAAGCTTCTTAAATGCCCCTATAATCAATTTTATTATAATAACTGATAAATATGCTATTGAATAAATACAAGGACTTAAAATCCATATAACAGCACTCATAAATAATACTACTACTAACATAAAATATATTGCTATACCAAACATTCTGTTTTTCTCCTTTTGTTTTGTTTTATTATAACATAAAAGGGTTGCAAATGCAACCCCTAATTTATAAACGCTAATCTAAATTGCTAAATTATCAATCACTCTGTCAAGTAACTCACATATTTCCCAAAATTCAAGTTCCTCTCTCTTCTTTCCAAAATGTTTACATACAACCTCCTGCTGTTCCTCTGTAAAAATAAATTTGTTATCCATGTTTTTCATATTTTGTTCTCCTTTTTTTTCTTGTTTGTTTTGTTTGTTCTCTTTGTTACACCTATATAATAACACACCAATTCTGTTATGTCAACACATATTTTTATATTCTTTCTTTTGATTTTTTGTAACATACTTC